ACCATCGAACTCTACGCCTGGGCGCACCTTTGGCGTTTTCCCTGCGCTAGGTGCCGACTCCAGGTTTTCTAGCAAGGGCAATCACCTGCTCTGTGCTTCTCGATATGGTATCTGGGCAGTTTGACTTTACGCTCGGCAAGCGCCTTTTCCAAACCGGTAGGATTCCAAACCATTGGGCTCCCCAGAGCATCCATGAGAATTGTCCTATCGGATTCTTCAAGTTGCTCGGATATGATTTTGACCCGGCAAGGTTTTGGGTTAGAGATTGGGGTCAGTCCTTCAAGCATCGCCTTTCTTCTCCACTCTCGAAGCAAGTAATGCGGCTAGCAGAACACCGGCGCATATGAAGCCAAGCACCTTTGTTACGGTTTCTGCCTGGATAGCCAGGAGAACGTAGATGACCGCCATTGAGGTTAGGGTCCCCCGGACTGCGAGTGCCATTAGAACGGTGCCTCGTCATCGAACATAATTTCAGTCCCGCCAATCTGCTCGACTACCTTAGCACCTACATCCTGCTGGGTAATCTCTGCGTCATTCACGTGCCCTCGGGCGTACCTTATTTCCTCGCCCTGGTCATTAGTGAACCTTTCCATCTTGATGGAAAGCTTGCCGTCAATCGTCACAACATCACCTTTGCTAGGGGTATGTTGGGTCCAGACGGTCCACTTCTCGGCAACGTCGTCACCGTTGCGGGTCCGGTACTTGGTTTCGCACCAGAACCCCTTTGAGTCGAATACGCGAGTGACCTCTGCGTTTTCAATAATTACTTTTGCCATTTGCTATCTCCTCTAATTCGCAATCCGGGCACAAAATATGCCCGTCATCATCCATAAACGGTACGGGGTAGGGGAACCTACAACCGTGGCACGGGGCAAGCAACCCGGCACGCTTCATCCCCATAAGGAACTGACCTAATATTGAAGCCACTTCATTAGTGTGGTCGTGTTCTTCAGATTCACCAGACCCCATTTTTACTCATCCTCATCTCTGTAAGCATCCTATCAAAGGATTTCACATAATCCTCGTGTTGCTTCCGGGCTTTTCTGGTCGGTTCACTCTGGTATTTCCAATAAGATTCCCCAATGGCGTTGATAAGCCGTTTTATCCTCAGTTGTTGGGGGTGGTCGGGGGATTCCGGGTGTATTCGATTCACTTGCTCTCCATTTCTTTAGTGCCCGAACTCTCCGGGCTGGCATTCGTAATGTTCCCCAATGTCGTGTAGGTCCTTGACCCATTCTCTGGGACCACCGACATACGGGGACTTAGGGGCAACCGGCTGAGAGCCCGTAGACTCCCTGACCGGATACGGCGCATCCTCCCAGCCTTCCCGATTCAGCCAGGTTGCCGGGTAAGGGATGAACTGGGTCGGTGGCAGATTCGGGTCGGTAAGCATTTTGTCGAGCCCGCCAATAATCGCAAGCGCCTGGTCCGCTTGGCTCAAGAACGCCCTGCGAGCTGAAGCCTTCCCCACCTTCCGGGGGTATAAAGACCAGAACCTATCGAACAGGGCAAGCTTTGAATTAGTATTCTTATCATTAGTATTCTTAGGGGTCGGATTCACCGGTGTCGGATTACCCGCTATCGGTGAACCCGCTATCGGTGCCGAAGTGACCCAGACGGTATCCCCGAACTCACCCGCATCGGTGCGATTCTGTATGCGGGACAGGTACCCAAAATCCTCCAGCTCTTTCACCGCAGAACGTATAGCATCCTTACCGCAGTTGTTCGCTTTAGCCAAGCTCTGTATGGACACGCTCCAGCCATCGGCGTGGGATAGTAACTGGGCGAGCAAACCCTTAGCCTTCAAAGACAAGTTCGTATCTCTGAGCCAGTCATTAGGTATCTGTGTGAAGCGCCCTTCAAAGTCCAAGCGCTGTCTTACAATCGGCATAATCCCCCAGGATTCTTTTCTCTATCTTAGAACGTGGCACCCTCAGTAGAGGAGGCTCGCCGGGGTCCGAACAATTCAATTCCATAATCGTCATCGAGCAGAACCCAAGACGCAAGCCGGGGAACCCAAACTGGCGCTGTGGTCGGGTGCTGACCATTCCGTAATTTCCAACCCATCTCCCTAGCTCTCTCAGCCGCGAAAGCATTTGATTCAATCAGCCCGTTGTAAAACGAGCAAAGCACCAGAATGTTAGCTGGCTTGTCACGCTCTTTAGAGCCACCCATCCCACGGTTCAATCTATGGTGAGGGACAGCAGTATCGGTATCCCCACAATGGAGGCAACCCTTATCCCTCGATAAGTATCGGTTGAACATTCTCTGGTTCATGAGGCCAATACACCACCTCTCTCAAGGCAATCACGGTTCGAGCTTTTTCCTTATCCGTAAAATACTTATTGAGGTTCAGCTCAACAACCTGGTAATCGTCACCGTAAGCTGAGCCGTTCAAGGCATCAAGGACCAGTTTTGCCATATTGTCCAGGTCACGCCTGCGTTTGTTGCCGTTGTAAAACTCAATATCCACAAGTACGCAGTTCTCGAACATTTGTTCACCCAATGCCTCCCAAGCGTGGCGGACTTTACGCTCCGCCACGATGGTTTCCTTGGGGGTAAAAGTGCCATGGCTAGTAACCCTGGGTCTTTGCTTGGACCGGGGTTCCCCGGGCACAGTAAATCTGACCACTCTTTCAGGCGGGACCCCCTGAATCGGACTGACCAACCAGCCATCAGTCACGATTGGAGGCTCCATTCCATCCTTACGAGCGCCGATATCGAACGCCCCACCTCCAAACGGTCTCTGGAAGCCCTCAGAGCCCCCTGGCAAGCCCGATACTTCTGGTCGGCTAGTTCGGACTCGAATAAAAGGTTTGCCGTCTCCAGCTCTGCTGTATAGCGCCTCACATCCATAGGTGCCCCCTCAACAGACAGGAACGCACGAGCATAAGCCACCTTCAAAGCTGTCCTGGCTTTTGTAGCACCCTCATCAAGCCGGGCAAGCTCATCTGTCTTGGTCTGAATATCACGGGAGATAGACTCCAGAGTCGCAATTACATCATGCGGGGTCAGGTTTGACATTCCGTGCCTTCTTGGTTCGATTGCTTTTTAGCAACAGATTCAGCTGATAGTAATAATCCCAAACCCAAGCAGTTTGCCTTACCTCGGGCTCTACTCTTACCCCGTCCAGGTGGCGGACATAATTGCCCGCCACCCGAAGTAAATGCTTATCCATCTGAGCTTCAGACATTCCCATTAGCCAAACCCTGCTTTCGCTTTTTCACAATGTCGCTCACGCTAGCAGAATATCCACCCTCAACCGCCTTGTTCCACTCCGCCTCCAACAACTCAACGGTGGGGGCTTCCAGGATTGCTGTAACAGCAGACTCAGACGCAACCTTTGCATCCTTCTTGGCGGGACCGCGCTGTGCCTTCTCCATCTCTTGACGGCTGGGGCGCTTCCCCTTAGCGTAATCGGCATTAGCCAGAGCCCTACCGATAGCTGACGTTTCAGCATTCTCTAATGCGGCTGTCCGGTTAGCTCCAGCCCCACCCTCAATCTCAAAGGCGAGCCCGCTAGCTTTGGGGCAGTTCGAGTGCTGGTCCTCATGGTCGGTAAATATCTGAGCCCGGACCACAAAGTATCCCTTGGCTCGGTCAGCCTCACCAGTCATTTCGTAAGTCACGATTCGACCATCTGGGTAGTCGCTGTAAAACGCACGGATGCGGTCCTCAACGAGTTCGTATTCATCTAGGTTGAAATTAGGCATTGCTTTTCCTCCATTCGAGTAGCCGGTCAGCTACGTCTATCAGTTTGCTTATCTCTGTGCTATCCCGCTCAATCCAAAGAGTCTTTGGCTCGAACCAAGCAGGAACCATGACACCATCTACCTCCTTACGCAAGAGCCACGCAAACAAGCATCGCTTTGCTCCGGTACAGAATAGTTGCCATTGGACTTGACGCCGGTAATGGATAGGAATGTGTTTCTCCTCACCCCAATCCTTGCCGGTAGTTTTGATTTCGGATATTAGCAGGTGGTCCAGGGACAGACCATCTGGGGTAGCCATATACATTTGATGTTCAGGGCTCGCAGATATCAGCCAGTCATTCGGCATAATCTGGAACTCATCCTTCACAAATGCGGCTATCACGGGCTCCATCTCTACCCCAAAGTCAATGTAGGGGTTCCCCTCGATAACATCTGACGGGGAGTGATGTATTGTTTCATTCTCAAAGCCCTTGGGGGTAGCGGCACGGGCAACTGTGGTCGCTGTAACGCCAAGTCCCCTCGCATCTAACCAACCCTGACGGCTCTGTGACGAACTAGCCACGAACCTTTGAATCTCAATCAAAATAACTCCTCTGGTAGGTAGTACGACATTTCCGTACTCATTAGTGTGAAACCATCGCTCAAGGATTTCGAGCGTTCAACTAGCACGGTGTCAGCTTGGTTAGCGTCCCCCACGTGCCGATTGTGGGTGTAATGAAGTAACTTGAAAACAAAGCAATCCGTATCATGCTCTATACGGACCTCCCAAGTTCCAGTCAGTTTGGGGTAGGCTCTGCGGTCCTTTTGTTCTGAACCGTCCCAGCCTCTTGCCCTATGCACTAGCTGTCACCTCCCAGACAATCGCTGTACGACCACTCGCCGTATTTGTACGTTTGCCGGAATCGCAGACCATCCCCAACTCCACAAGCTCAGAGCGCCGGGACCTAATCCCTGACTCTGAAGCGTAAGGGGCAGTTTTATATGCTCGATACGCCAGAACCAGTTCGTGGTCGGGTCGGGGTCGCTTGAGGCAACGCAGAATGTACGACTGTGTAGCCGTCACATCCCTTTCACTCTCTGCCGCCAAGTGACTTGTGAACGGGTCGGTATTTCTTGCGTTAGGCATTGTTGTCCCTTTCCAGTTTTTCCTGTAGCGCTAAACGAATCCAAACGCTTGTGGGCATTAGCTCACGCTCAGCCGCAACCTTTATTGCTTCAAACTCCAAAGGCAACAATCGGAATGAAGTCTGAGTCAAACGCCTCTCACTCAATCTAGGTCTAGCCATTTAGAATCACCGCCAATAGAGTCAGCACAACCCCAAGCGCAAACGATATGGGGATAAGCGCCAAAACGGCAATGAAGTCCAGGTTAGTAATAACCCAGTGGTTAGGAGCCCGATACGATTCACGCCTGCCTTTTCGTATCCTCCTGCGGACCAGAGTGTCACCGCTCAGGTCAGGGAGCAACCTGTCTGGCTCCTCCGTAACCATTGCTATTTCCAGATTTTTGTAGTAACCCATTTTTCCTCCTAGGTGTTCGGGTTTAGCCCAAGCCTATCTTTGACCACCGACAATATCGAGATTTCACGTCTAGTCCGCTAGACTAGTGGGGAGAGCGACTTGCTCTCAATAAAAAATGGAGAACCAAATGGGAATACATAGAGAGCTGGTGGAAATGCAAAGAAGGCAAGAAGATGCCCTAATTGCTACCTTCCATTACCGGCTGAAAGAAGTGCTCGATGAAAAAATCGCATGGATGGCTGACCTGGATGATA